TATGGACAGGTCTTAATGGTATTCAATTAGACTGGTCTCCAACTGGATTAGTTGAAGGAAAGTTTGAGAAACATGTTGACTTTGAAGCTAAGATTGAGGATAATAGTTTAATTGAATTAGCTAAGACTAATATTGCAAAGATAGATGAGTTAGTTAATAGATACAATTGCACAGAGAGATTATGATTTATAGATTCAACGAAGACAAGATACTGAAAGAGATCGGTGAGTATATCGAACAGACTTATTCATCTCATTATGTAAATGAGAAAGCTGGAACTAAGGACGAAGAGATTCAAACTATCGATGTATGGAAACAGATCGGTCATGTTGAGCAAGCATGTCACTCTAATATCATTAAGTATGCTATGAGATATGGTAAGAAGGATGGCTACAATAAGAAAGACCTTATGAAGATCATTCACTATACTATTCTGTTGTGGCATTTCACACAACCCGAGGATCAAGAAGAATACTTTGAGAACCTCGCCAAAGGAAGAAAAGCAAAATGAGTATGAAACATATCATGTCAAAGTTCGTGTCACATGAAGAACTATTGACTAATGTACAAGAAGGAGACAGCCAACCTAATGCTGTCGACCTCAGAGTAGATAAAATCTTTAAGTTGAAAGACAAAGCATTTGAACTACTCGGTGATAAGAAAGTCCATAGAGGCTCAGAAGAGATCGAACCTACACCTGATAACAAATGGGTGCTCGGTCCTGGTACATATGAGATCATTATGGAGAACATTGTAAAGATCCCAGAAGGTTATGCTGGATGGGTTATTACAAGATCCACACTTAACAGGAATGGTTTATTCCTTACCTCAGGTCTATATGACTCTGGGTATCATGGTGTGATGGCTGGTGCACTTCATGTTAATCATGGACCAGCTGTAATCGAAAAAGGATCCAGAGTGGGTCAATTCTTAATGTTTGAAGCAGAGACACTATCCATGTATGATGGAGACTACGGTGTAGGAAAGGAGCACGATAAAAAGTATGGAAATTAGTATCAAGATAGAAGAATTACAAAAGAGAAAACTCTTTATTGCAACTCCAATGTATGGAGGTCAATGTGCTGGTATGTTTACCAAGTCATGTAATGACCTTGCAGCACTGGCCATGCATTACAAAGTAGAAGCTAAGTTCTACTATTTGTTCAATGAGTCTCTCGTAACAAGAGCAAGGAACTATTGTGTAGATGAGTTTCTGAGATCAGATTGTACTCATATGATCTTTATCGATAGTGACATTGCATTCAATCCTAACGATGTTATTACTATGATGGCATTGATGGATCATGAAGACCCTGAGTGTCCTTATGACATTCTATGTGCTCCATATCCAAAGAAATGTATCTCATGGGAGAAGATTGTACAAGGAGTTAACACAGGTATTGCAGACGAGAATCCTGAGATTCTTTCTAAGTATGTTGGTGATTATGTATTCAATCCAGCAGACGGTGGTGATCAGATCAATCTAACAGAACCTACTGAAGTATTAGAAGGTGGTACTGGATTTATGATGTTTACTAAGAAAGGTCTACAGAGTTATGCTGACAACTATCCTCAACTATCATACAAGCCTGACCATGTTAGGACTCAACACTTTGATGGTTCGAGAGAGATTACAGCTTTCTTTGATGCACTTATTGATGATAAGCAAGCTAACTTGAAACCTGAGCTTGAGGCATTCTTTGAACAGAATCCTAAAGCTAAACCTGACGAGATTATGAACTTCATCTTTGATAAGAAGTCTAGTCTAGTCTTAAAGAACGCAGATGGATCTGATGCTGAATACAGTAACAGGTATCTATCAGAAGACTATATGTTCTGTCAATGGGCAAGACGTATGGGTCTCAAAGTATGGTTGTGTCCTTGGATGGAACTACAACATATGGGAAGCATGGTATTCGGTGGATCGCTAAAAGACTTAGCACAGATCGGAGCACCTGCTACTGCTGATCCAAGTAAGATTGGCAAAAACGAACAAATGTAACTGGAAAAATATATTATGAAACTAAGTGAAAATACAGTGAGTGTCTTAAAGTCATTCGCAGTGATCAACCAAGGTATTGAATTTAATGCAGGAGGAACACTACAAACTATCTCGCCTCAGAAGTCTATTATGGCTAAAGCTGAGATCGATGATGTGTTTCCCGCTCAAGGATGTTTCTATGAATTGAATAGATTCTTGGGAGTGCTTACTTTGTTTGATAATCCACAACTTCAATTCAACGAGAAGTATGTAACTGTCCACGATACAAAGAGATCTGTTAACTATACGTTTGCGGATCCACAAATGATTGTAACACCACCTAGTAAGGAAATACAACTACCTGCAATTGATGTTGCAGTAACAATCAAATGGGAAGACCTAAGCAATACATTGAAGGCAGCTTCAGTGATGGGTCTACCTGAGATTGCTATTTCCTCAGATGGAAGTGTAATCAACTTGGAGGCCATCAGCTCCAAGAACCCAACTGCTGACAAGTACAGTAATGTAATTGATAACAATAGCAGCGGTAAAATATTCTCAGCTATCTTTAAGATTGAGAATATGAAGGTGATGAATTTTGATTATGATGTTGAGTTGTCCTCTAAAGGTATTGCCAAGTTTAAGTCAGCTAATGACCACGGTCCTAAGTTAACTTATTGGATTGCTACTGAGGGCCACTCGACCTTTGAATAGGATAGTATATGAACGAAGAATTTTTATGGGTAGAGAAGTATCGACCTAATAATCTTTCAGATGTCATACTACCAGAAGAAACTAAAAAGATATTTCAACAATTTGTAGACCAGGAGAACATTCCTAATCTACTACTAACTGGCTCTGCTGGTGTTGGTAAAACGACAGTAGCAAAGGCCATGTTAGAAATGTTGGGTGCCGACTACATTGTAGTCAATGGTTCCTTATCTGGTAACATAGACACACTGAGAACAGACATTATGAACTTTGCAACGACTGTGTCGTTTAGTGAAGGACGTAAGTATGTAATCTTAGATGAGGCTGACTATCTTAATCCACAATCTACTCAACCAGCTCTTAGAAACTTTATGGAAGAATATTCTAAGAACTGTGGATTTATCCTAACTTGTAATTTCAAGAACAGAATAATTTCTCCGCTCCAATCTAGATGCTCAGTCGTTGACTTCACTTATACGAAAGCTGATGCACCTAAGTTAGCTGGGAAGTTCTTTCAACGTGTTCAAGATATCTTAGATAAGGAGAATGTTCCTTACGATAAGAAAGTTGTTGCTGAGATTGTACAAAAGTTCTATCCTGACTGGAGACGAGTACTTAATGAACTACAAAAGTATTCTGCTACAGGCAAGATAGATACTGGTATACTTGCTAATGCTACTGAAGAATCATTCGGTGCATTGGTCAAGCTACTGAAAGAAAAGAACTTTTCTGGTATGCGTAAGTGGGTTGCTATGAATGTAGACTCTGATCCTACTTCGCTCATGAGAAAACTTTATGATACTTCTTCAGAGAAACTAAACCCAAGTTCAATACCTCAACTGGTACTATTGATTGCTGACTATCAATACAAGTCTGCTTTCGTTAGTGATCAAGAGGTCAACTTAGTAGCCTTCCTTACACAAGTGATGGCAGATTGTGAGTTCAAATGATAGAGAAGTATTTTATTATTTGTAAGGTACATTGGAAAGAGATTGTTGCATTGTCACTTATGTGGCACTTTGTATTTGATTTCTTTATCTTTGGCTTAGGTGTTATACTCGGTATGCATATTGGACATGGACACTAATGAAGCCATTCGATTTCATCAATAGTATTAACTTTACTAAAAAGAATCTCATGCGAGATACTGAGAATGATCAGTTATCTGAGAAAGGTTATGTACCATACATAACAAACAAAACATTATCCTATTTCACGGATACCTTGTTGTATGCTAACGAGATGAACCGTCTACACCATTTAGATAACAAACTCCAATACGAGTTTCTTCTAAATAGTATTAGACCTAAGAAAAGGTTCGCCAAATGGCATAAACCTGAACAAGATGATGACGTACAAGTAGTAAGTGAATTTTATAATTATTCCCTTCCAAAAGCTAAACAAGTACTCTCAATCCTTTCAGCAGAACAATTAAGAATAATACGTGAAAAAATGACCCTCGGGGTGAAGGATAATGAACACAATAGATAACATGGTCGAAGTACAATTGAAGAAGCCTGATGACTTCTTAAAGGTACGAGAGACTCTAACCAGAATCGGAGTTGCATCTAAAAAGTCAGATGCACTATTTCAGTCTTGCCATATATTGCATAAGCAAGGTAAGTATTATATCACACACTTTAAAGAACTGTTTGCATTAGATGGTAAGCCAACAGACTTTACAGAAGATGATATTGCACGAAGGAATACAATTGCAAACCTATTAGCAGAATGGGGTTTGGTTGACTTGGTGGATCCTAAGAAGACAGAAGAACCTGTCGCTACTCTTAGTCAGATCAAGGTAATTCCTTTTAACCAAAAAGGTGATTGGGAATTGATTACCAAATACAATATAGGAAAGAAACGATGAGTCAATTAGACAAACAAATGGAACAAGCTCACGAAGTAGATGAGCCTAAAGTTGTTCTAAATGGTACCACTTATATGGTATCAGACATGGATGAAAAATCAGCATACCTGTATGATCAAACCATGGATCTCGTAGAGAAGAAAAAAACATTAGAAGGACAAATGCAAGAAGCTAGATTTAATCTTGATCAAGTCCTCGTTGCATTGGAAGGAATGCAAAACAAACTTCAAGAGGCTTTAGAACCAGTCTCAGAAGAAACTCCTCCAGAAGTAGTACTTCCGGAAGAGAAATAGACATAATACACACATACACACAGGAGGAAATATGTCAACAGGAAAAAGTGGCTTTGAAATAAGAGCCGATTTGCTTTCGCAAGCACAAGGGTTATTGCAAGATAACAGACACGCAATCACAGACAGATATCACAATATGGTCTGTAGAGCACAGGAACAGAAAGATGTTCAATGGCCAGATTATCCAGTAGAATTAACTACACCGATGACTGCCCAAGATGTTATTGCAGTTGCGAAACAGTTCAACGAATTTGTAAACGACAAATAAGTTGAAAAAATATGGTATCTTCTGTTGACTTTTTGGCAAAAGATACCATATAATAGCTAATAGTTATATAAATAACTATGTGATGCTCATTAGAGGTCACAAAATTAATCTTCGCTTAATAAAGGAGGAACTTATGACATTTCGAGAAGAAGATATATTCGGCCGTTTCAGGCCATTCACAGTTGGATTTGATAGAATTTTTGAGGACTTAAACTCAAGAGCTCATATCCATGATAACTACCCACCCTATAATATTATTAAACACGATAGCGAGCACTTTGCCATTGAGCTAGCAGTCGCTGGTATGAGTAAGAAAGATATTAGTATTACTAAAGAGAAGAACCAGCTAATCGTAAAAGGTGAGAAAGGATCGGATGATCTTGAGAAACACGAGCACATCCACAAGGGTATTGCAACTAGGAACTTCACTAGACATTTCACATTAGCTGATGACGTCGTAGTAGAAAGTGCCAAAGTTGACAACGGCATCCTCATCATTGATCTCAAAAGGATCATCCCAGAAGAGGATAAACCAGTAGAANNAAATCACTATTAAATAGTTGACTTCTGCTACTTGATCATGTATAATGTGGTCATTGTCGGTTAGGACTGTGCATTGTAGCATCGGAATTGAACACTAATATCGCAATCCGCGATCAGTCAAGCCAGCCTGACCGGCAATCTTTTTCTATAAATATACCATGAAATGTATATTTTCCAAACTTAAAGGAGATCAAATGGATCTAGAACAATTACGAGAACAACTTATTATAGATGAAGGACAAGTCAATGAGATATATAATGACCACCTTGGTTATCCTACATTCGGTATTGGCCATCTTGTCTTGGAATCAGACCCAGAATATGGGCAGTCGGTTGGTACTCCAGTCTCAGAAGAACGTGTTAAGGAATGTTTCGAAAAAGATGTAGAATCAGTTATTGCTGATTGTAAAATCCTTCACGACGGTTGGGATGGATACCCAGAAGT